AAGATGGCTTATTGAAAATAATTTTATTGACAAAATTATACGCATACCAGGCAAAACATTTGTTGATACATCAATTGAAACAGCATTAATAATTTTCAAAAAAAATAAAACAACAACTGATGTTACTTTTATTGATTACGAAAAAGGTGAAAGCTATGTTGCTTCATTTGAAGAGATAAAAAGAAATGACTTTGTTTTGTCAACTAATTCTTTTATCAAAGAAGAAGTAATAAAAGTAAAACACGACCCAAAAGAATTACAAACAAGTTCTAGAGAATCAATGATAAAAAAATTAAAGGCTGATATAGAATTTGATAAAATGGTTTGTGAATTAGAAGGATATGATTTTAATGAATATCTTGATAGTTTGCAAAATGTTATTTCTTCTTTTTACAAAACCTAACTCGGATGCCCATTTTTTTGTTTCAGGAATCCCTTTTTTTATTTTTCTCCATTCCAACTTATCATTCATCAATAGTGAACTACCCACAGCCTAAAGTCTGTGAGCTTGCGACCGCCTATTTGTCAATTTTTCTTTAAGAAACATTAAAAAACTGGCCTAAAGCATCTCGATCTTTTATAAATTGGTCAGCCCAAATAGACTCTATGGTTTTAGAGTTTTCCACATCATCTAATTGCATATCTTTAGTTAAAGGGCAAACTCTGAAAAGGTTTTTTTTAGGTTGACGCATTGACTGAAGCCATGCTTTCGTAATAAAATCGACATCGGCTGAATTACCTGCAGTAAGAGCTGGGATAATAACGTTTTTCAATGTTGTTAATATGTTCCAGCCTGATTTTATTGTAGATATTTCTGGCGTTTCTCCTGATGTAACCAAATTAAGCAAACGTAAGTCTTCTGCTTTAATGTATCCGTCAATAAATCCTGCAGCAATTCCACACAATAAAGGATCATTTGCCGTAAATCCGCCATCAACGTATCTACCATCAGAATTCAGCCTAAAAACACCGCCGTCAACTGAGTATCCACCCATAGGAGAAAAGTACGTAGAAGCAGCCATAGAGCATCGTACAGCGTACCAAACAGGAACAAGCGTATCTTTAGGCCCAAACACTTTTAACTTCCTATTACGTGCATCATAGGCAGTAATATAAAGAGGAACTTTTGTTTGAGACATTGTCCTATTGCCAAGTTTTTCTTTAAGTAATGCATTAATTTTTTTGTCTGAATATTTAGGGCCATTTTTAAATAATCGATACAGCCATAGTTTATCACCGAAGATATCCTTTCCATGCTTATAATGAAAAAGCAAAACATCACTTGCTGAAAAACCACAGGCAAGTAATGCCATATCAATTGCACCAACGCTAGTACCTACGAGAAGAGAAAAACATTTAATTATTTGGATTTTCATAAAATGTTCTAAATCAGCCATATATCTAGCAGGACCAATTCCCATAAATCCACCGCCTGATTCAGATAGAATAGCGTTTTTACTCATTATTTTTACCTTCTTTAGCAATATGTACTTTTATGTTAAGTTCATTTTGATGAATTCTTTCTAAAAGGATGAGTTGGTAGTTCTTTCCTTTTTCGATATCTTCCTGAGCCTTTCGTTGACCATCCTGTAAAGGAGCAACGAAAGCCATGTACACGAAACCAGCCACGGCACTTGCAATTGAAAACATGACACCTAACTGCTGCCAATTTGTCGATTTATGTGCACTAACAATATCAGATAGCCGATTAAGGCCGTTAAAAAGATCATTAGTTGTTTTTCTAGTTTCCTGAATAAAATCTTCAAGAAGTCGGCCTTGATTTTTAAATGTTGCTTCAATCGTTGCGAATCGGCCTTCAACATTAGCAGGTAGAGGTAACTCGATATTTTTATCTTCTTTTCGTCTGTTATAAGTCATAGTTTTCTCCTTATTTTTCAAAAATCGGATTAACAATAGAAATGAGATCTTTCCTAAAGGAAATTGGACGAATTCGAACCATACCTGTTGATGTCGCGATACTATTACTTGAGCCGCCACCTCCACCTGCTTCAATCATTAAATGATTACCAATGCATATTGCCACATGAATGATTTTCTTTTCTGTTCCAAAGAAAAGTAAAGATCCCTTTTCAGCTGTTTTAACTTCCTTCCAACTCTTTTTTAACGCCATTTTACGGATGCCATCAGCAGTTATATCTGATCCAGTATATAAGCCAAAAGCATACAAGCATTCAAGCACCAGCCCAGAGCAATCAAATCCTCCTTTCTTTCCAGATCCATCTCCTGCCCAGACGTAAGGTTTCCCAATAAATGCTTTTGCGTAATTAATGAATGATTGAATCATTATAATGGGCTCCAAATTGGATAACTCCCTGCAGGGACAGTAACTGTATCTGTCGTTCCATCTTCACCACCATTTGCATTAAAGTATGTTTCTTCATCTAAATGAATAACTCCTTCAAGAATAAACCGTTTTGAACAATGTGGTAAAATTGTCGTTAATCTTCTACCAAGTGAATCAAGCACAACAATTGGGAAATCCATTCTTATAAGATCCCCATTTTCGTATCGAGATCCAAAATTTTTAACGCTTATTATTTCTCCGACCTGATAAGGAGAAGAAACGTCTAAATCAAAACTTTTATTCCCAGGAAAACCACTAGTACCAGGAGTTACTGATCCATAAAATAAAGTTGGCTTACCAAGCCCACTTTCAGCTATATCTTCTAAAACTAGGCTCATTGAGCTAGTACCAGTTGGTATTGGCTGATTTAATGGATTAAACGTACATCTCAATTCGCTATCGCCATCTAATGATACGTGTATATTTTTTACGCCATTATTAAATCTTACATCTTCTGTGAATCGTGTTCTTTTCTGTTCTAAGTAACTTTCTTCTTTAATCGGGTCGTACTTGTTCCCTCTTAATTTTTCTGATACAGGATTACGGATAAAGGATTCAGAAGAATCATGGTCAACAAAAAATGATCCAACTAAACCTGGTCCTATATTTTGGATAGTGTAAGAATTCGGTCCAGCTACATTTAAGAAAAGAGAATCACCAGGGACGCAATGAACTACTTTAGCGTCAGACAAGCTCCTTACTGACCAGAACCATGTAAACTCATCACTTTGTGAAATCGGAAGACAAAAATCTAATTGCCCTGACTTAAAGCGATAGCCAAAAGTGAACTTGCCGCTTCCGAGGTCAATTATTCTGCCAAGAGGGTCAAAAACAATTTCTTGTTTGCTGAAAAAAGATGATTCATTCCACATTTTAATAATGGTTACAACTTTTAGTGAAAAAGGCAAAGCAACGCTATCAAATAAACTAAAAGCTTTAAAATATTTTGTTTCTTCTGATGTTACTTCATCGACTAATTCGGAATAATTAATGAACCTAAAAGAATCACAACGTGAGTTTAGGCGAAGCAATGCTTCGGAAATTGAGTTCATGTGCTTATTCTTTATGTAATCCTTATTGACCAAATCATCTGTCCAGTCGGTCGGAAGAAACGCCTTAGACCTAGTTCCATATCGATCGCTCTCAGGGTCATCACCCCATACTTGGAATCCCATTCTTTCTTCAGCCATATTTTTCATCTCCTTTTAAACGTTTCTAACGTATCTGATTGGCATCTTTACGTTTCCTGACACCACACCACCATATATGATCGCACCATCTTTTTTAAAGCCTAGCATTTTACCGTCATCAGACCACATAAAGAATGAATCTCCATTCTCTACTTCATCACCTTCAACTACGAACCCGTAGTAATCCGCATTAAAACCATCTTTTTTAAGAAGTTTATCTATTCCATCGACAGAGGCAATAAGAGCCTCAAAATCCTGAATCGTTGGAACTCGCCAACCTTCTGGACATTGGCCCAATGCATCACTATAGCTATAATGCTTAGACATTGATTTTTGATCATATGTTTCTGTTGAATAATCCCAATTATAAGCCGTCCACAAAAATCCATTGATTATGAATCCTCGATACCTTTTATTCGCTAAATCTTCAGCAAAAGGTTTATATTCAAAGCCATGCTCATTCACGAAAAAATCCTGAACGATTCCATAATCTTCACCATTAGTGTCCTCATCAAGATTGTGCGAAATAAGCACAGTATCATCAGAATTAAGTAATTCAAGCTTAATTACTTTAGAAAGACCAAGTGTAGATGGAATTAGGTAGCGAACGCTAACATTGTTATAATTCACATTTACTTCAAACTCATCAATAAATAAATCACCATTTACTCGGCATTTACTGATTGAGTCCTTAAGATCAAGTGCTGTTTTAAATAAACATTCATTAGAAATTCGTCTGCTCATAATTATTTGTTCCCATTCAATATTTTAGTTCCATCTAATAACCAAGATCCATCAAGGAAAAGAAAACCTTGAATATTTTTACCGCATTCATTAATGTCAATTTCTATTCTAAAAGAGGTCTCTCCAGTCAATTCTATGGATAGAGCATCTTTCAGGAGTTCTTTATTTACATCGTTTAATACAGTGATTTTATCAATGCGATTAATTGAGGTTGAAAAAGGAAAACTTAATCTAATGGTGGATAAGTTTCCCTCGACTCCTTTCCCAATTCGATAGCTTTCCAATTGATCATTGGCGACAGCCTTTTCTGCCTGATTTACAATTGATTGAGCTGCGATATTTAAGGCTTCCATTGTGATAGATAATTCATCAACTAAAGTCCAGATACTTGGCCCATCTCCAATTGATCTAAAGGGTTTATGATCTGCAAATGACCAGGACCCATCAAGAGAATAATTCCAAACGCTATCAGTAGTACCAGAGACATCCGTCGAAATACAAATATGATGTCTTTCTACTTCATCAAAAAAATGTGCGGAAAGATTCATCGGTTTAATGCGATTTATAAACTTTGCAACTTTTGGATGTTCATCAGAATCGACTAAGGAATAGTAAAGAATGAATCCGTCATAATCAATCGTGAGTGAATAGCCACTTGTGTTTTGGTCTAAATAGGCCAAAATAAAGAAAAGAGGCCACTTCTTATGACTCTTAATTCTTTCAATAACAAATGTTCTAAATGAATTTAATTCAGCCTCATAGGCATCTATTTCAGCTTGAGTAGTTCCATCAGCCCATTCTCCCAATTCATCAGGAGAAGGCCCAGAATAACCCCATTGATACGTTTCTCCAAATAATTCTTGAAAATGAAAAGCTACTTCATAAGCCTCTAGAGTACTTCTATCACATTGGGATAGCTTTGAATTCTGAAGAATAAGCATGATTATTTTTGCAAGTCGGTCAAACTCCATATTCTCGGCATTCTGGATTTCCTCTGCCTCCACAAAACCACGATAGAGCTTTGGCCAATAAAGGGCGATGTCAGTTCTTCCGACTATTCGCATCTTATTCATTACACACTCCAATCGATTGTAATGTTTTCAATACTGCATCTTGGAAATTTTACTGCATTGACAGGAGCATTCACAATAACATCATTCTCAATTCTTCTGTCATTTTCAGTACCGCCAACAACAAAAGAACCAAAGGGCATGTCACCGCTAAGGCTATCAACGTCAACGCCATTGACTGTAAGTTGACCAGTCATATAATCAAGCATTAAAGTGAGAATATCTGATAAGGCTATGGAGTTATTAACATAATGATAATACTCATTATGATTGCCCCATTTTTCTTGTAAGCTAGAAACAAGATCCATTATTTTTTCTATAAATGCACTTGATGCGGTTTCTTCAGTCCATCCCGTTTTGGGGATGGCATCTGTAATATTTATATTTAAAATGAAATCGGTTGGAGAGCAAACAATTAATCTGTGTCCTGCAGGGACTAAACCAGCACCAGTTCCAGTGTATATTTGCGGATCAAGCATTTCACTAAAAATATTAAGAATCTCGGAATCGAATGGTAGAAAATTGCCGTCTAAAGCACTAATAACGACACGACCGCCTGAACCCGTATACATCTGTAAATTTTTCATCGATCTTAGCGTTTCATTTTCTTCAATCAATCTAAGATATTGAGATCGATTTCCGCCAAAGCCTTCATAAGAACTTGCTTCGATATAACGCTGTCTTAATTGTTCATCTTCTTCTTCGTTTGTTCCAGAATTAGCATTTTTCACGATTTTTGCATAAGAAAGACCATTTATAGGTGTTCTCTGTTGCAATTCAACTCCGTCCAAACTTGGCAAAAGACCAGCAGTAGCACATTTTGCGTAGTAACAATTTGGGTAAAGAGACGTAATGCTTAGATCCGTTACTTTGTCACCAACAATAAAAGTTAGTATTTCGTCATGATTTATTGTAGAAAATTCATCACCTTCATTTAAGAGCATTGTTACGTTTGACGCAGAACCTTCGAGCTCGTAATGGCTAAATGCAACAATGATTACACTTCCTTTAGTTGCATCATATCGAAAGATGTCCATGTCCGCAACGTGTTCATCTAAATCTTCACCAGTTGCTGTTATCACCTTAGATTGCTTTTCAACTTCAGCAACTTCAAGATGCATATTTGCGATTTCTTCAGCAGCAGGTTTTATCGCATCAAAGATAACAGATCCTTCTCGCTTATCTCTCTCAAGAGATACGTAATTAAGCATTCGATTTAAAATTACAGATATTTTTTCAACGATCATATCGATACCATTTCCTCGACTTCAACATCGCCATAAATTGTGTTTACATCACAAGAACAAACTAATGTGTCCTTTTCATTTGATTTACTAAAAGAGAAGTTTTCAACTGAAATAATTCTATCATCAACTAACAAAGCATCTCTTACTCTTCTAGGCAAATCACTAATTACATAACCAACATTTTCTCCTCTTAAAGATGCTAGTTCAATTCCATATTGGCCTGAATAAATAACGCAAGAGAATCTTTCGGTAGCGAATATTTTTTTTATCGCTTGAATAACGGCTTTCTTGCCATCAATAATTCCTCTAATACGCTTATTTTTGAAATCAATCATATAAGTAATATTAGAATATACTTCCTCTTTTACTGTGCCTAAATTAATCTGTGAACTTGGAAGAATACTCATAAATTAAGATTCTCCATTATCAAAAAAAGTTAATCTGAACCAAACAATAAATTGCTGGCCACCTTGTACTCTAGATAATAAGACTTTATCGCCAGATTTTAATCCACGCCACATTCTTATTTCTTCAAGAGAATCTTCTGTAACTTGATTGTTGATTTGGTGGGAATGACCGATTGGATCGGTAACTGGGCTAGGAGTTTGTGGCGAAGGCAGAGGAACGGTAGCACCAGTAATAAATTGGGTCTCTGTACCTTGTCCTTTAATTTCATGATGATGTTTAAAATTAAAATAGCCATCGCTATCATTATCAGTACATTTTATTTTCCATTCAGATGCAAAAGGAGAAAGGAATAGTGCTTTTTTGGGTACTATTAAACCACTTTCTAAACTTATTTCCAAAGGATCATCTTTTGTTACAGAGCCGAACAGCCAACCCGTAGCACTTGTATCAAGAACTGTTTTTTTCATATCATGTTTAATTTTTGACATCAATTCTTCAAACGCCATCGTATACCCCACTAAAAACGATCTCAATCTCCATCGAATGGAGATCATCAACGATATTGTGTGTACAAGAAAGAATAACATAATAGCCTAAAAGATTCTTTTTCGTTATATTAACAATTATTCCATTGCCTGCTCTTAAATTTTTATCACCGACGCAATTAAGAACTAGCTTTTCTGTAGGTCTATTCTTAAGATAGAATAACATCACTCCTCTCTCCTGCATCTGACTTTCAGTGAGATTTTGCGTTATTTCTATGTGCGTTAACTTTCCATATTTTGGTATCGATGAAGGGATCTTTTTTGTAATTGCTCCTGATAAATCAGTAGACTTGATTTCACTAACAATTTTTGTTTTAATAATTTTTTCTGTTTTTGTTCCGTCTTCTTGACGAACAATTATGTTATTATACGTGTCTTCATCAATACTTCTATTGTAACTATAGTCTTGTAACAATGATTCATCACCGATAATAATATCAGTTCTCAACTCATCAAGCTTTCTGAAGTTCAGTTCACCTGCATCATCAAAGAAAATAAAATAATTTCCCTTACTTGTAAGTTCATCATTAATGCATTCATCTAGTAGTTCCCAGCTAGATTTTCCGTCGCAAATACGAACTTCTCTAGCAAAAGAGGAATCTTCAATCAAACCTGTTTTAAGATTATTATCTTTACAAACCGCTTTAAAAACATCGGAGCCTGTTCGATTAATGAATGTGTAATAAGCAGGATTTTTTAAGTATCGAGTTTGGTCATACGCGATATATTCTTTAGATCCAGTTTGCCCTTTTTCAGAAATGACAAAGATGTAGCCAATAAAAACCGTTTTACCTTCGATATCTAAACGGACCTGATTTCCAAAATCTGGATTACACTCTGTATTATCTTCTACAAGACTGAAAGTTAACTTACCTGGTTGACCAGTTAGAATGCTCGTATACCAAGACGCATTACTCATTATTGAAGAGCAATCCCAGAGTTCGTCAGATTCTTGCTTTCCTATGTAAAGATTCGCATTCATGCAAACTCCTTAACTACTAACTGATCGGCTGAAACCCATCCTAAGTTATTCTCTGCTTTTGAGTCAGAAACTAAAATCCCAAATTTTCGTGTCTTATCTGGTATAATTCGAACGATATAACCTTCATAACCGCTGTATACTTGACCAGGCTTTCCGCCAAATGAAGTTTGATAAACAGGACCATTTAAAACAACTAATGCTGATTCATACAAATCAGAACTCACTCTTGTTTTTTCTTCTGTTTTAACAATGGTTTCTTCTTCTGAAGAAGTTTTTTTAACAACTTTTTTAGCACCAAACTCCCTATATTCCTTACAATCAATCGAGAAATGAATGTCTTCATCTGCTGCCTTATACCCCCAACTAAAATCGCTAATACTAACACGACGGCTAAAACTAATTGGCTGTCGTTGTTCATTTCTAACCATATCACCGACAAAATTTGCTGCACTTGTAATTCCACCTGTCATTGATCCATATAGACCAGCGACTGAATTTTCAGAACTAAACCAAGTCCAATCCATATCTTCATAAATTGTAAATAAAAATGATGTTCTATCTTCTTGTAATTGATTTATAAAATCAATTATTTCTTTTGGATGATGCCACGTTGATGGATCTTGAACATAATTAAAACCTTTATAAGCAGGAAGAAAACTGTTAATAGAAAATGAAATTAAACTGGGCTTGCGTAATCGGATGATATCACCTAACCCAACTATTTCTGATGATTGATTTCGGCCAGCAATAGTAAATGTGATCTCTGAAGGATTAACAGGAATAGTAATTGAACGAAATTTAGCTCGTCCTTGTGAAAACCTCATTATTCTAAAATAGACAGCCATTTAAGCCCCCACTAAGCTAGAATAAGAGTCAAGCATCATACCTTCGACTTCTCTTGCGATTGCTTTTACATCAGTGGATTGATTAATTGGGCCACTGAAATTAATCTTTGTTGAATTAACCATTTTGTTGTAAGTGCGATGCCATTCATTTTTGGCGTATTCTGTCAATAAGGAAAGGCCTCTTTCATCAAGAGTAAATCTTTCAGTGTTTTTTGCTGTCTTTTTTGAGCAGCCTTCAATTTCTTTTAGAATTTTTTTTGTTTCGTCAGATATCAAATCCACAGAAGGATCAGAACCGCCTAAGACCCCACCTTTAAAAAAGCCCATAACGTCTTTAGCACTGTTATAAGCATCTCCATACCCAATTCTATCAAGACCATATTTTTTACGTCCTAGCCCTCTAAATTCATCAAAGGAGACGTATTCAGAACCGCTTCTTTCCTTCTTTGTTTTTTCTAAATCTTTTATAATGCCATCTGAGAAACCCTTGAGATTTGTTCCAAAAAGATGATCAAAAACTCCGCCAAAAACACTAACAAATGAAAGTATTGCTTGACCGACAGTGCTAAAAGCATTTAAAAATTTATCTATAAAATTAGTTGTTCCGTCATTAACCATATTGTACAAAGATTCAAATAGGCCTACAAAAATATCAGTTATAAAATCTCCAGCATCTAATAATAAATTCCACACCATCCCGACAGCATTTCCTAACACGGCAAGAGTAGTCATTATAGAACCGACTATCACTTCAGATGCGTTTACACTTGAATCAGCTAATGAATTATAAGCTTCAACAGCTAAATAAATTGTAGCAACTAAAGCAAGAAAACCTGCGACAACCCAAAATACAGGGCAAGCAGCAAATGCTGCATTTAATCCAATCTGAGCAGCAGTCATTATTTTAATGACAAATGCATGAGCTGACATCACAATCGTAAGCATTTTATAGCTACTTGCAATTAAAGCAAGAGGCAATAAAACTGAAAAAGTAACATCGATTATACTGTTCCAATTTTTAAATAAAAAATCAAATACTTTAAATCCAGTTGATACAATTACACTTAATCCAGAAACAATAACATTCAATGCGTTTTGGAATTCTTTTGAATTGAAAAAATCAGAGAACAACTTTTGAAGAGGTAATGCTTTCTTCATAATTATATTGACTGTTTTGGTCCATATTTGTCCCCACGTCATCGGCATCAGATCAAATTGTTTATTGACATCTTCCGTTGCACCTAAAAGAGCATCCTTAACTATTTTAGCCGTTATTTGTCCTTCAGCAGCCATAGTTCTTAATGACCCTATAGGAATTCCCATTGATTTAGCAACTGCTCCCATAACATTTGGAGCAGCTTCAAAAACCGCATTAAATTCTTCACCACGTAATGCACCTGATCCCAATGCTTGTGTTAGTTGGAGAGATGCTGAACTTTGCTCAGCCTGTGTTGCTCCTGCGATAGCGAACATTTTATTTAAAGTTTCAGAAAAAAGAATTGTTTCTTTATTATTCTTAAAAATATCACCAGCACGTAATGATAGTTTTGCAACCATATCTGCAGTTTGGCTATAAGAAGCTCTTGAATTTTGAGCACTCTTAAAAATCATATCCTGGAGTTCACTTGCAGTCTGTAACCCATCATTAATCATATCTAATCGAGCATTGGTTTGAGTCATTTCGTCAGACCAGCCAACAAAACTCTTGACACCTTGAAATCCCAAATAGCCAGCAACAAGAGTTTTTAAAGAACTAGTTACGGAATCAATCGCACCTTTTCCATTTCCAAGAGATTTATTTAAGTCCTTTTGGATATTTTTAGCTTCAGATGCTTCTTTTTCATATTTATCCATTGCGGAAGCAGCATCTTGAATGGCCATTTCTGCTTTCGCAAAATCAGAAGCACTGGCCTTGCTCACATCATGCATTAACGCTATCGTGCTCTTAAGAGACGCGATAACATTCTTCATGACTGGACTCATGCCGTCAACTAAACTGATTTCATTACTTATTACAGCCATTCAAAACCTACTTAAACATTCCTTCCTTTTCTAGCTCGATTTTTTTTATTATCGTCTTCTAACTCTTTTTCGATGAATGCGATAATTGTTGCCCGATGCCTTAAAGACATACGAGCAAAACGATCTGGATCAACGCCGTGCTTTACAAAGGCCACGTATGAAATAAGAGCCTCTGGATCACGACGCTTTAGTAGTTTTTTACGGTAGAAACAGCCTCCAGAATTGATTCACCAGCATTTGAAAAATCTCTTATCTCTTTATAAATCATTTCAATTGTATCAATTAAAAAGATCGAATTCAAGGCATCTTCTGGAGTGGCGTAGCCTCTTTTCGTGAGAAACTCTGCATTTTTAAGATTTGGAAAAACTAAGTGATCAATAACAATTTGTGGCATAAATGATCCAGATAATGATCCATCCTTAATCGATAGTTTTGAAAAAATGGATTTATCTGATTCACTTTTAGTCATCCTTGATATTTTCAACTTTTGTCCAGGAAACTGAGGGACCTCAATTTCTTTCTCTCGAGGAGGTTCTTGAAGAAAATCATAGAGCGATTCGACTTGCTGTTCATTTTGTTCTTTAGCCATTGTGTGTATTTCCTTTTTGAACGTTAGGAGTTAAATGAAGTCACTGGAGTGACGTCTTCATAAGTGAAATCAACGCTTGTTTCAAGAGCATCCGTTTCTGAATTTAATTGTGACATAACCGTAGAATCTAGATTCACGTAGTTGTAAGACATTGTCTGTTTACCAGAAGAACTGGACGGATCGTCATTTACCGTCACAATTCTAAAGTAAACGTCAACGCCAGTTGTGATATACTTGACAGCTAATGCTCGAAGTTGAGGAATGCAATCATAAATGGTCATTGAGCCAGTTCCAGTGACTCCGCCAGTTTTATGCATCGTGAATCGCTTTCCAATTACTTTTAGTTCTGTTTTCGATTTGTCGAGGTCGAAATTTATGTCTTTGCACATTGCAAAATCATGAATAACACCATCAATAATGACAAAAACTTTTCCTTCTTTACCTGATACGGCTTCACCGCCATGCGAAAACTTATTCATTTTTTTACTCCTTGATTTTACATACAGTTAACGTTTAAATACAAAATTTCCATCGAGTCAGTATATTTTGCGAATACGCCAACTACAACAGCATCCTTATCAAGGCCTTGAGATATGTCAAGAGTGATTAAATTTTCATCATCAATCTTCTCAACGATGGACAATTTTTCAAGTTCCTTAAAGTATTCTTGAATTTCTCCCTTGAATACATTTCTTGAATCTTCATTATTCGATACTTTTCCAGCATAAGATTTTCTCCATAGGGCAGAAATATCTGAATCGGTTTGATCGATCTCTCGAATGATTCTATTCTTAGAAAAGTCATAACCGTAGTTGCTAACAAATGAAGAAAAAGTATTAATGTCTTTTGCAACAATAACAGAGTCATCTTCATCAATATGAATACAGAAATACCCTGCTTTTGTTCCGTTAACTTTAGAATTTAGTTTGTTTTCAAGATCTGTTTTTGACAGAGAGCCATCAACAATATCCCCATTAGAATCATAACGGATGATTCGAACAGCACCAGAAATCTTCTTACAACTGTTACTTTCATTGACTGAAGCTCCTGCCGTCATTCCAGCAACTGAGAATAAAAAAGCCTCTGGAGTAACAACGATTTCATCATCTTTAGTTGCATATCCTTGGCCATCTGTTTGAATAATGCCTTCGTAGTCAGCTGCAGCATTGGAAACATTGTCCTCATCTGCGGACCATACTGCAATCTGGGCTTTCAGACCACTATCACGCCAAGCCTTGATTTTAGTCTTCAATGTGTCAAGATCGGAACCAACGTTAAATGGAATGGCCATGCAATTCCACTTGTTTTTACCAATCAACGTAAAATAATCAACAAGACCTGAAACAGATTCTGATACAGTTCCATCCAAGCCACCAGTTAATTTGACAGGAGAAACGGCAGCAAGCACTGGAGCTCCTGTTGCAGAGAATGTTACATAACCATTATCGGTTGAATTGACAATTTGTTCTATGGTTGTAATATTTGAAAGCTTCGCTCTTGCGATTCCATCAACGTAAACAGTTACGTCATAATAATTAACAGTATCAACAGTTCTGTTTAAAGCGATGCCTACAGAGATTCGATTACCAAAATCGCCATTATACTTTGCTGTTGCTGTTAAATCAAGGTCTACGCCAGTAATCAATACTTTCGTTGCCTTGGCACTTCCAACACCTGACAAGCGATAAAATAAACCCTTTGGAGCATATTTTAGAGCTTCTCTAATTCTGATCGCTTGCTCTGTAGAATCATAAGCAGTCAATCCAATGATCGGTAATGATGTACTTTCAAAGAATTTTTCAGATGTTACTTCTATTAACTCACCTTCTGGTCCCCAACTTAGAGCCATTGGAGCAGTTATAATACCACGAGATCCAACAGAAGCTTGTGGTTTTGAAACGCCTTTAAAATTAATGTAGGCATCAGGTAATACTTTATTTTGAGTTGTCCATATTCCACCAGACATATTTGTCTCCTTTTTTATTTAAAATTTTATACGCTTGTTCCATTTAGTTCTAAGTAGTACGGGTTATCCATCTCATAAGAAAAACGAGCCTCGTACCAAGTCTGCCTGAAAGTGTTGTTACCGGAATTGATGTAGCCATATTGCCTCTATTTTTTATAAGTTACTTTGTGTGTCATGGAATACTATATTTGCCATTCCGTATCAGTGGTGTCAATTAATTTTAAGTAGCAACCATTTTTGTTATTAGCAATTACTTTGTCTGCTATCGCAAAATTAGTTATATCGCTGACAGCAAGCATATCCCTTATCGGAATGGATGGATCAGCGGCTGTGTACTGAATAGCCCACTCACTAGTGCCGTTAGAACAATTTCCGATGGCTGGCATCCAATAACCTTTACCTTCTTGTAATGTTATTGGAGTACTGAAAGCATATTTGTGCACATAATAATTGCCTATTTTTTCACTAGTTCCAGCATTAGTCAATGTCGGTACGTTAACGCTAGTTATCGAGTTTAAATCTTCATCAAGTATAAATAATGAGAGCAGGGCGGCGTTTTGGCTTGAGTGATAATCCAAAACCCAAACACTCTTAATCGTGATGTCCATTTGCGGAATTACTTTTTGATATAAAATCCCATTGGCGCCAAAAGTTGTGGCCGCGGGCACAAGGTTCCCAACATTTTTCGTATGCCCCAAGGTTATGTTTGTAAGTGCTACAAAAGGAGTAGGGGCAACTGGGTCAACGATTCGCTCGACGTTTGAAATGTTAAAAAACAATCGGTCTAAAATTTCTGATCCTTCGGTTAACCCAAATTCGGCGTATACAGTTTGCATAGTCGCTGCGTTAAATTCAGCGTTGACGTTGTCTATTTTATTTGCAAGACGTGGTACTCCATTAAATTGAGTGTCGTAAGAGTTGCCCGCAAATTGAAACGAATTAATATTAGAAATCAAACAAATATAATAAAATTTGTCTGACGATAGCCTAGCCGAACTATTTATATAAGCTAAATTTACATAGTTGTAACCAAGCGCTAAAGACGCATGAAAATCATTTGTATTCGCAACCCATTTCTTTTTTTGATTATAAATATCAATTTCATAAATCGCTAAATATGCTTTTGTACATGTGCCTAGTTGCTTAATAAGAAATGATAAAGTAGTCTTTTCAGATAATGGAAAATCCATCGACGGACTAATGATTGTCCAGTAAGAATAGAGCGTCCCTGTGCCTTCTGGCGCTATTACTTTCTGAATTGACCCAAGCGGTATCGTAAAAATATTATTCGTTTTTACAGTCGCTACTGCATCCGCTATTTCAGCTGATACAAACTCGGGGCTAGGAACAGTCTCCCATACTATTTGGCCGAGGCTATTTAACATCGGAACTTTGCCGTGATCTGCCTGTAATGATGGGGCAGGAATCAATACGCCGTATGATCTTTTTTCTGATTCTACCATCGTGTAGTTTGCGTCAACACCGACATTTCTAATAAAAGTTAGCTGCTCAATATCTGTAATGTTGTCTGAGTTAATTGGATCTGTTACAGAATCGTAAGCATTGTCTTTAATTATCTTAAGGCCAATAACTTCTTCACTCCAACCAGACACTTCACATTTTAATTTGACAACTTTATCTTCATAGCTGCCGCTAAAAATATATTCATAGGAGTCGTTAATCAGACTCCTCCTGATTAGAGGTAAGTATTCATTCCCCCTATTGCAAACAAGATAGAGACCTTTATTAAAATATGAATTGATATCAGTTAAGGAAGTTGAATCATATGCTACAACTTGTATTTGTTTAGAAGGGAAAGAATCATTACCCAAACTCCAAATGTCATTCTCGCTTAATGTAAAGGAGATGACCAGATCTCCACGATGACCAGAAATTCCACTAAAAGTGTAGACATTTGGCTCACTCGTTTTTTTATTTGATAGTGGTAAATAAATAACATGATTCTCTTCTGATACTGTAATTATTTTTCTTAAGAAAACCATTTTATTTGCAGCTAATGCATTTGTGACTTCTTCAAATGTTGTTATTTCGTATTCAGCAAAAAAAACTTTAGGTTCATTTTCATCAGATTTATTTTTTAGGTAGTTATCATTTTCAAGAAGCTTTTCAAGAGGTTCACTCATTGATTCACCACTAGCTACTGTTTGGTTATTCCAAAAATCTATGTTTTCATTAAAAGCCATTAAACAGCCTCTTTATTAATATTCAATTCTAAAGAATCCATTCTATCAGTCATTTTGTAAGTTCTAATCAAATTCAAATCAATAGTAAAATCAAAAAACAATACACCATCTTCAATTCGATTATTCATGTTTTTAGACCGAATAGGACGATCGGTCTCGATGATTTCACCTTCTTCATTATAACCGTCAAAGTTTGGATACATAATCGATTCTAAACACTCGTAAAGTTCAGAACTTATATCTCTTAAAGTTTGCTGAACATCAACCAAGCCATCTTCAAGCTCATACCTGACCTGCATGGCATATAAATGATTGTAGTTATTTTGATGTTTTTTATTGCGTTGTCCATCCACTTCGTAGACGAAAAAAGCAGGGGCCTTATAGTTCTGTGGAGCCTCTTCTTTATAAATACGAGCTTCACTACCAAAGTGACTAACTAAAGCCCTGACGATACCAGAAACGACAAATTCAGGTGTAATTACACTATCACCTGTCAATGCTTCTTCAAATTCATTCGATAGATCATTTCTTGTCAAAGTGAGGCTCATTTCTTGCCTCCTGCTTTAACTGCTGCTTGCTTCATAATGACGTCTAAGTCATTTTTCACATATTTCTTAGCATTGGCATCAATGTTATTAATGGCACGTCTTCCCATATGAAATCCAGGAATCCATTTAGGCTTGAGCATCATACCTGTCTTTCCGTCTTCATTGTAAATAAAACGGTTTCCCATCCAAAATCCTGGAACCCATCTTTTTACTTGCCTATGACCATCCTCAACCCAAGAGGCATAATCCATGTTGTTGGTCATTTCACAAGAAGCAACATTACCATTCATTACTGGTTTTGAAGCTGCCCAAGATTTTCTTAGATCGCCATCCATTACTGGAGTGCCTTTTTTTGCAATACTAACAGCACGTAGAGCAAGCCGATGGCAACACTTCATTGTTATTTCACGTGTCTTTACTTGTAATGACTCCATTTGGTTCAATATGTTTTTAATCCCATCATATTTAATTTTAATTGAACTCATGCAGCCCCCTTCTTTACCAGCTCAATTTCAAGATGCGATTCGTAACGCTGAGGATCATTTGCATATCCTTCATAGGTTTCGCCTTGATGTGAAACAACTAAACGCATCCCTTTTTGGACTGGTATCGATGGATTACAAAAAATTTTAATAGTATGATGAATTGGATTATTACTCACTGTGTGTGAATCAGGATTATCTACTTGTGAAAATGAAACTCGACATTTTTCGTCGGTAAAGATAGCAGTCCCATTCTGATTAACAATTATTGCACCATCATCATCCTTTTCTTCAGTAGAAAAGGAGTATCCTGAAAAGGTATCGTTGTACATCAACGTTGAATAAATGTTTCCTAAAAAAGCGAGATTCATTCTAACGATTCCTTTTACATCAAAATCAAATAGGGTGTCTAAAGCATTTTAATTGCTCTTTATAATTCATCAGCAAATCATCTAGATTTGCTTGGTGTGATTTTAGTGCTGTCGATGCAGGAGAACCATTTCCATTAGGGCTAAAGCCTAGTTGCGTATCTCCAATTTTGATTGATGTTAAATTAGTAGTAGAGACATTGACCTCGTCTTCAACTCCTGAGTCAGCTTTTGCTTTCGCAGTTTCATATCTGACGAGGTCAACGCTCATATTCGCCCACACATAGCGAACACCACCAGGCATCATTTCATGATTTTTAAAGTGACAATACGTTCTTATGCATTGCTCGACTTCTTCAATCGATAGTAAAATATCTGAATCGTCTAATCCACTAATGGATTTAAGCTTTTTTTTTGCTATTAGCAAAACATCACTTTTTACGACGTATTCAGACATTATATTGTACCTTTATAAATTAAAGTAAAATAAGTGCATTTATATTTTACTTTATTACTTTTTTTTCTTTCCAGAAGATTGCTTAAGATCTTGTTCAGGATTATCAATTTCATCACCTTCTTCTTTTTTTACTTGAGTTTCTTCAACTTTAGAAGGTTGTTCAACTTTAGAAGGTTGTTCATTTTTATCGCTAAACAATTCTTTTTGATCTTCTTGCTTTTTTAACTGTTCACTTGCTTTTGGCTTATTTTGATCTTCGACTAAAATCATTGTTGTGCCAGAAGCTACTAAAGATTCATACAAAGAAGAATCTATTTCAAAGGGGACTCCGCCTTGATAGACGGTTCCCTTGATTTCGATTGCAGTTTTTGTAATCACTTTATGCATTAGAATACCTTCATTGAGCAAATAGAATCCATCGCTTCAAAAGTTGGAACAACAACTTCGGATACAACGGTTTCAGTTTTGACAGGAACTTCAGTCTTGGTGAATGTAGTGACAGCAACACCCGTCTCTACAATTTGAACGTCAACATTCCCACCAACATTTCCATTCAAAAGATCATGCTCTTCAGGAGTTGTTCCGTAGCAAGTATAACCGACTGGAGTTTCAGGAATCAAAGAAACGTAACCGTCTGGATACATTTTTGTAGCTGTTTTCAAGTTCAAATCCTTGTAAACACGATCAACAAAAATAAACTTAATATCAAGTTCAGCTTCTAAGAATGCTTTCATCTCGCTCTTTCGAATCAATACAGAGGCATAGCCAACTGGGTTGATGTACTTTCGAATCGCTTCACTTTGAAGCATCGCTTCAAAAGTTGTCGAGTTCATAATACATCTTTTTACAATGCTACCTTTTGCACGTAATGCAGAAATGCGAGCTTCTAGTTGCTTGTATGGATTGAAATCTGCTTGTGATGCATTAGCACTTAGCCACTTACCGTTACCAGTTAATGCAACATAGTTAACTCCATTACTGTGCCAATCGCCAGTCGGGTCGTAGTTTAAGCGATTGAACAATTTACGGCCATTCTCATCCGATGTTGCAATGCTGAATTGGCCTTCTGTCAAACATCCAGCTCGCATCAGTTCACTACTAACAAGAGCTTTGTCAACAAAATTAACATTTTTTTGGAAGCAGTCTTGAATCAACGCTGCAGCATACTGATATCCTTTTCCAAGAAAGGTATTAATATCTTGACGCATTTTTTCACCGATGAAAAAAGACTCACGAAATAAGAAAAGGTCGATTGTGGTCCCCTTCAAATCTAGTGAAAATTCACCGACAACTGGCTTTGCATCGAAAGCTGCTGGTTGTAATGCTGCAGGGATGTTTTCGTATCCCTTAACAAAACTTGTCTGAAGTCCAGGCACTTTCTTATTTGGGAATACTTCTTTGAGGGCTAAAGGCTCCTGCTGAAAAGCTGAGCGTTTTTCCCAGTTTACTTTAATATTGCTGGCTGTAAAAATATCAGCGATGTTTGTTACTTCTGGCATGAGTGTTACTCCT